TGCCGTAACTCTAGGAAAGGATTATCATGGCAAGATACCGTGATAGAAACTCTCTCGTAACCCGGACCTGGTCAATCTCGGGTGATGCCGGAGGGGGCGGGAATCATAACCCGTGGGCCGACGGTGGCTCCCTCTCTTGGCGTACCATTGACTCTATGGAGGACGTCGTTACCCCGCGTTTCCGAATACGGAGCGCGGAGGGGGAGATCATTAACTCCCCTATGACGACAACCAAGTCTACCACAATGCCGGTAGACCTCTCCGTAACCGCCAACGTCTCTGGCAACGACATCTATGCTTCATTTGCATATAAGGGTGTCGTTCCTTGTCCGGAGGCTCAATCACTGTGGAATTGGACCCCAGGGGATGGCGGCGTGGCGCGAGTTGAGGCTCTCGCGACCACAAAGGCATTTGCCGAAGTCGGTAAAAAAGACTACGGTGCCTTGGAGGAACTAGTTGAGTTGAGGGAAACCCTCGCCTTCTTAGCTTCTCCTGTTAAACAGATGGTACGTTTAACAAATCGGGGGAAGGCCTGGCTTGCGAGTTATCGCAGGATCCAAGCCTCCAACGAGCGGCGTTTCGCCGCGTGGGAGCGCCGCGCTAGCAAACTAGCAAAGCGTGGCAAACCCGCACCTCCGAAGCCCGCCGTTCGTGTGTCCCCACCTTTCAAGGTGGGGCGCATGAAAGCTTCGGACATTACGTCCTTCTGGCTGGCCTACCGTTATGGGCTAATGCCGTTGATCTACTCTTTCCAAGACATGCAAAAGGTCCTGGAGAAGTATCAGAAGGAGCCTCAGCGTGTCCGCGCAACTGCGCGCGGGTCCGCCTCTGTGTCACAAGAGCACTCCTCATCCTGGGGTTACCAGGAGGTGGGAGGGCACGGGGTAACGGTCGGCGGAGAACATAAATTCTCCTGGACTGTTACGAGCACCGCTCGAGCCGGCGTACTGTATGAATACACAGTTACGTTGTCCAACCAACTGGGGCTTCAAATGCACCAGATTCCAGCGGCGCTATGGGAGGGTATTCCCCTCTCCTTTGTTGCCGACTGGTTTTGGACTGGCTCAACCGCCTACCAGGCGCTAACCGCTCACCTTCGAGCGGACAGGGTGCTGGCCTCATGGGTAACTACTAAAGTTCACCTGCAGGGTCAGTCCACGTGGGAGCCAGAGCTCTGGCACATGCAAGGGTATACGGCGGGCACGTTCTCGTGCTCCTCGAATATCTTGGCAAGTTATTCCCACACTGTGAAGCAAAGGCGGGCGACCGATCTTTCGGACGTCCGGGCGCAGTTCGTTGTTGAGCTGACGCCACTGAGGGTAGTCGACGGACTTGCCCTTGTTTATAACTTTCTCGTCTCGGACGCGGGCGTAAGGAGAGCTCGATGAGCATCACCATTGGCACCATCACGGTCAACCTGTTCTCGACTGATAAAGACGAAACCGTCTATATCACCGATGAGCACACGCTGTCTCATGCAGACAATGTGACGTTGAAACGTACCCTCCCCCGGAACAACACCGGTGCTCTTCGCACCAATCTGCGCTTTGAGCGCGGGTTCCCCGTAATGGTGAACGCTGTTCCAGTGGAGAAACCCGTTACTGTGAGCATTGCGGTTACCGCACCTGTTGGCGTCAATGCCACTAGTGTCCACGATTACATCGCGGAATGCCTTCTCCAGGGATCCAGCACTGCTGCAAAACTTGGCACGACTGGTGATATCCACCTCGACGCCTAGTCTCGACCCCGGAACAGTAGCACAAGTAACCGTGGCCTCGGCCACACACCTAATGAAAGTAGGTAAAAAATGGCAAAAGCTATGCACAAAAATGCAAAACCCAAGGCTTTTCAGGTAAAACCTGTAAAGGCAGCTTTGCTAGCTGCGATCGTCCTTGAGGAGCTCTCTCGCGATTACCCGGAGCAATGTAATTACCTTGCCGACATTCCTCTGCTGAAGCAGGGTGATGTCTGGCTGGCTTACACCGGGATTCTTGAACGCCACCGGGCTTCGCCGCCCGACTCGGCTGTGCAACACTGGGTATATGCACAAGCTGAGGGTGTTCTGAAAAAGCTTGTCGACCCTGCCTTCGACCGCTGGACCCCGACGGGGGAAAAGTGGTGGAAGAACGAGCGCCGCTGTGCCCGCCAGAACAATAAGTTCATGGCCTGGTTGCGCGCCGCTACTGCGTTTCGCAGCGGGGAGGTGGAGACACCCCCCCCGTTTTATGCTGAAGTGGTTCGACTTGCCGAAGCTCTAGAGTACGCCGTCGGGACTGAGCCCCCGATCTCGGAGATTCTCGAGGCCGCACACTACGGCCCAGGGTCTTCGACTGACGTACGCGGCGAGGTCGTGCACTATGCCCGGAAGATCGAATCTTCCGAGTGCACACCTCGTGCCGTTGAGCTTGCAGCACGTTCCCTGGCCCTCGATAAGGCAATCTGGGAACATCATGGCCTCCGCCCTGAGTATGCTGTCGGTAATCCTGACGCATATTCTGGCGCTGTGCGCGTGATTCGCGAGGCGCTGCTAGGTTCCGTTAACGACAGGGACCGCCTCTTGTTCATCCACAAGGGGATAGAGAGCCTGCGCTCGATCGGGGCGCAACCCACGTGTTCAGGCCACCTACAGCTGGGAGTCCACTCCGTACTCACTCGGATGCTCCTGGATGTAGGTATTGATCTCGCAGATCAAGGCAAGAACCAAGCGTGGGCACGGAAGGGATCCCTCGACTGGCATGCCGATGACCCCCTCTGTACCCTGGATAAATCCGATGCATCTAACTTGATAGCACGGATGATTGTCCAACTCGGCTTCCCAGCGGCCTGGTCGAGGCTTCTCGACCAGATTCGTACGCCAAATTACGAGGCGCCACCTGAAATAGGTGGGGGAACCCATGCATACTCTATGTATGCTGGTATGGGCAACGGAACAACCTTCACGGTTGAAACCCTGTTGTTCTGGGCAGCGTCATACGCCACCCAGGATTTACCCGTAACCGAGTTTGTGAAGCGAGGAGAGTACGCCATTTATGGCGACGACGTAATCCTCCGCCGAGAGCACGCCCTCCGCTACATGCGGTTCGCGAAGTTCCTTGGCTTCCGCTTCAACGCTAAGAAGACTTTCCTGGATGGACCTTTCCGGGAAAGCTGTGGGTGTGACTACTACGCTGGCATAGACGTACGGCCCGCAATCCTCGATTGCGAAACCGACGTCCTTGCAATGGCAGACATAGTTGCATTCCACAACACTCTTGCTGACCAGCCCAACTTCGCTTTGCCAGGTGCGCTTCGGCGCATCCGGCAGGTGTGGGCTACCCATGTCAACCCGGTATTGCCGACTGACCCGCAAGGGACACTCGGCTTCCGACCCGGCGCAAATGGCGGGTATAACGTCGTGCGGGACGCAGAGGGGAACCCCCTTCTCTCCGCATGGTGGCAACGGCCACGCTACTTCACGCTTAAATACAAGCAGAAGTTCGGCACATTAGGTGACATTGGTCCATACACGCAGTTAGCAGTTTCTGCGATGCGTGCACGGCAGTCAGGGGAGACTGGGTACTGGGCACTCCCCCTTCGGGACCGGGCGGTAAACTACCAGCTCGTACCGGAGAGGGATATGGAGCGAAAGCCCCTTGTCCAGATGGTGGCGAATACACTCGCACACCTCGCCCAGCGAAAGTCGGAACCTTGGTGGGAAATTTCCCGCGGTTCCAAAACGGATGGTAGCTAGGGGAAACCCCTAGCTATACGTCTAGCAAGCAGTAATGCTTGCGGCTAACTTTGCCGGCCGGCAGAGTTAGGACGATATGCCTATTGAACAGATAGGATATCCACCACGCAATCCGGGGGGTTCTCTCCCCCCGTCACGGCAAGCTGGGGGTTCGCCCCCAGCTTGGCTCCTCAGTCC